GGGAGCAACAGGGCCTTGGAGAAAAATGACCCCTAAAGTGTGTCGGTATGCTTTAGTTGAAATGATAGATGTGGATAAGATTGATTCTCGAAATAAAGAAAAAAAAGATGAAGTAGGTTTGACACAAAAGGAAATTTGGAATAAAAAATATAGACCAAAAAATGGCAACTTCTGATTTAGAAAATCAATTAAAAAATATTAAACGAGATTATAGAATTACTTTTGGCTCAAAAGAAGGAGAAAGAGTAATAGCTGATTTAAGATCAGCTTATTATAAACGGAGTTCTTTTTCAAAGGACACCAACGAAATGGCTTATCGAGAAGGACAAAGATCGGTAATCATTCGTATCATCAATCTATTAGAGGAGGAAAAAAATGGCTGATGAACAAACGACCACAGTACAAGACAACCCAGTAAAGGAAACATCTATACTTGGGTCTGGTGCTAGTGATAATCAAGACTGGAGATCATCTTTAAATGATGAATTGAAAAACAATCCAACAATTCAAAATATTAAAGATTTAGAATCTGCGGCTAATACACTAGTTCACCAGCAAAAAATGATAGGGAGTAGAATACCTATACCAAAAACAGAAGAAGAAAGGGCTGAATTATATACGAAGTTAGGAAGGCCCGAAACTTCTGAAAAGTATAATTTTGCTATTCCTGAAACACATTCACAATTTTTTAACGAAGAACAAGTTAAACAATTTAAGAATGTTGCCCATCAAATTGGGTTAAATAACGATCAAGCTAAAGCATTAATAGACTTTCAGGTTAAATCTGTTGATTTTGAAAATCAAAGACGTAATTCAGAAATGACTTTAGGAAAGAAAAGCACAGAAGAAGCATTGCATAAAGAATGGGGTTATGACTATGATAATAAGGTTAGAGCCGCAAGACGAGCAATGTCTGTATATGCAGATAATGAATTGATGGAACTTTTAGATACCGAAGCAGGTAATCATCCATCTGTTGTTAAATTATTTGCACGTTTAGGTGAGGATATAACGGAAGAAATGGCTAAAAATACACAAAATAATAGATTAGCTGTTTCACCAGTTGATGCTAAAGGAGAAATCCAAAAAGTAATGGCTGATGCAAAACATCCTTATCATAATGCTGGACATCCAGAACATAGAAATGCTGTGGAACAAGTAAGACAATTACACGAAAAAGTATATGGTAATTAAATAATTTTTCTGTTATAATTGTTCTATCAAAATTCGCCCCATAGTGGACAACGAATAGGTAGCCATAATCGGCTTTAAACATTCGATTGATCGTATCGTCTTACGATAAGGTTTCCCGAAAGGACAAAAGCCGATTTAATGGAATATGTTGAATCAGCATTGTGCTATTCGACCCCTATTCTTCAACTTTGTAAAACTATGGAGATAATATGTCTGTACAAATAACAACGGCTTTCGTTGAACAGTACAAAGCTAATGTATTACACCTAGCTCAACAAAAAGGTTCTCGATTAAGAGATGCTGTCCGAACTGAAACAGTTACGGGCAAAGCTCATTTCTTTGAAAGAATTGGCTCAACAGCAGCAGAAAAACGTGCTTCTCGTCATTCAGATACACCTAGAATGGATACACCCCATTCAAGAAGAAAAGTATCACTTGATGATTACGACTGGGCGGATTTAATAGATAACGAAGATAAAGTTAGAATGTTAATTTCCCCTCAATCCGAGTACGCAATGGCTGGTGCGTGGGCAATGGGTAGAGCAATGGATGATGCAATTATCGCTGCTGCTACTGGAACGGCTTATAGTGGAGTTGCTGGCGGAACGTCAGTTTCTTTACCATCAGGCCAAAAAGTAGCACACGCTTCTGGTGGCTTAACAGTTGCAAAACTTTTAAGTGCAAAAGAAATACTAGATGCAAACGATGTTGATCCAGACGAACCAAGATTTTTGGTTTGTGCTGCTGGTCAATTAGCAGATTTGTTGGCGATTACACAAATTACGTCAGCAGATTATAATTCTGTTAAAGCGTTAGTCAGTGGTCAAATAGATACCTTTTTAGGGTTTAAATTTATTAGATCGCAAAGATTAGGACAAGACAGTACACCATCTCGACAATGTTTAGCGTTTACAAAATCAGCAATAGGTCTTGCTCTTGGAGCAGATATTCAAACAAAAATATCTGAAAGAGCAGATAAGAACTATGCAACACAGGTATTTCTATCTATGACAATCGGTGCAACTCGTATCGAAGAAGAAAAGATGGTAGAGATAGCTGCTAACGAATAAGGAGAAATAATATGGCAACTGCAAAAGGCGTGGAAATCACGAATCTTGACGCAACACCTAGAACTACTCTCGAAGCGGCTAGTGGCGGTGGAAAAATGCGTGTTTTTATGGATACTATAGCTGCGGGTACTGGCGATATTGATGATAATGATATTATTCAATTAGCTGAAGTACCATCTAATGCTAAAATATCGAGTATAATGTTATATTCTGACGACCTTGATAGTGGAGGTTCGCCTTCATTAACTTGGAATGTTGGTTTATATAATGGTGCAACTGCGTTTAATGACACAGATGGTTCTGCTACAGCTTACGCTGCAGGAGCAGTCTTTGATGAAGATTGCTATGCAAGTGCTGTTGCGGGTTCTGCTGCTATCACAGGTACTGAATGTGCTTTTGAAGCTAGAAACATTAATGCAGTAGCAAACTTCGTTTGGGAAGATGCGGGTCTAACGTCTGACCCTAAAACAAACGTAAGAATTGCTCTTACTGTACAAGCTGCTGCGGCTACGGCTGCTGGTGGCGACATTACATTGGTAGTAACATACCAAGTAGACTAAACTAAAAACAACAAGTAGAAAGGGCGATACATATTGAATTATGGTCGCCCTTTTGATATTATAAGGAATTATGGCAACAGAAGTTTCTATTTGCTCAAATGCTTTACGTAGATTGGGCGATGACCCGATTACATCACTTACAGATGATACAGAAAGAGCAAGATTATGTAATTCTTTTTATGTACCATCCCGTGATCTAGTTTTAAGATCACATCCTTGGAATTTTGCCGTAACACGGGCAACTTTAGCACAACTTTCAGATACACCTGCATATGAATATTCTTATCAATACGCATTACCAAATGATCCGTATTGTTTAAGGGTTTTAGAAATGGAATATAAAGATTATATTTTTAAAATCGAACACTATGCTTCACAAGGTAGAGTTCTGCTTACTAATGAAAGTACGGCTAAAATTCTTTACATAGCTAGGGTTACAGATACAGCACTATTTGATTCTATGTTCGTAGATGTTTTGACTGCTAAATTAGCTGTAGACCTTGCATATCCTGTAACCAATAGTGTCAAATTACAAGACCAGATGCAGAAACTCTTTCAACAAAAACTTTCCGAAGCAAGAAGTGTTGATGGCCAAGAAGGATTTATTGATGATCTTGTGTCTGATACATTTACTGACTTTAGGAAAGCATAATGGCAAGAGTACATCCTTTTCAAACAAACTTTACTGCTGGAGAATTAACATCAAAACTTGCTGGTCAAGTTGATTTTAAAAAATATAATAATGGTGTAGAAACAATGGAGAATATGACTGTATTTCCACAAGGAGGTACAAGTCGTAGGTATGGTAGTAGATTTGTTGGTGAAGTAAAAAATTCTGCAAATGCTACAAGATTAATTCCTTTTGAATTTAATGTTACACAATCTTATATTTTGGAATTTGGTAATCTATATATTAGATTTTATAAAGATAATGGTCAAATTGTAGAAGCATCAAAAACTATTTCTGGATTAACAGCAGCAAATCCTGGGGTTGTTACAGCAACTTCACACGGATATGCAGATGGAGATCACGTTTGGATTAATAGTGTTGTGGGAATGACAGAAGTCAATGGAAGAAGATTTACTGTCGCAAATAAAACAACTAATACTTTTGAATTATCGGGTGTTGATACATCGGGTTATACTGCTTATTCTTCTGCTGGAACGGCAGAAAAAGTTTATGAAATTGCAACATCTTTTACATCAGCACAAGTTTTTGATTTAAAATTTACACAATCTGCTGATGTTATGTATATTAC